CTAAATTGTTCGCAGTTGTATTCACTGTGCTCTGTATGGTGCTAAGTGTGGTGCTTTGTGTGCCACCCCATGCGTTGCCCAGAGCTTTATCGCATTGTTGGATAGAAGGAGCAGCCTGTTTTGGCATACTCACCCTCATGGTATCCTTTTCTTTTATCAGTTTGAGGCGCTTCTGTCGCTTTCTCTGGTCTTTTTGGCCAGAATGTGAGATGGAAGAACTCGCTGGTGATTTGAAGAGTGTCCCTGTTGGTGAGGAGGTGGTGACTCTGTCAAGCGTTTCGCTTGAAGCCTTTTCAGGTGGATCTCGGCTGAGAGCTATTGACTCAGTTGGGAGGGTCTTCTACTTTCCGACTTGCGGTTCCGGCATTTGCCCTCACGTGGGCGAAGTGAAAGGGGCTGTCCCTGAAAAGGCAATCCCTGGCATGACGCGATACGTGCTTTCAGGTGGACAATTGGAGAAGGCTAAAGCAGATGGTGCTTTCTCCATTGGTTTGCTTGAGGGAGATGGTTCTTACAGACACGCTGGCAACGGTGTGTTGGTTCGAGTCAGTCTAGACGGCAATGTCGATGATGTTGCTCTCATCCCTACTCATGTCATGAAAGAGGTCATAGGGGGTTTGTCAGCAGGTTTAAAGGTTGCACTCAAGTGCCTTAAGTCCGGGCGGGTCCAAGTTGTTGGGTCCGATGCATTTCGGAGGGTGTTCTTTCTCTCCGACCTTGACTTGATGCGCTGGGGAATGCCTATAAACCTGCGCGCAGGCCTTGGATTGAGAACAGCATTCCTGGCGAGTATAAACCCATTGAATCCCACGTTCGTTAGCAGCGACGGAATTCAAGTTTGCAGTGCCCGAGCTGGTTCCGTGGTTACCGCTGGCGTTGCGCCGTATTATTTTAAACATGATGCGAGCACTGTGCCCGGAAACTCCGGTGCCCCCGGGTATAACAACCGTGGGCAGGTGGCGTATATTCACATTGGTTCTCTACGTGGAGAGAATAGAAACTTGTGTATTTCAGTTTCGCAGCTTTATGGGCAGCGGACTGACTTTTCATCAGTTGTGAATGCGCCGCAGTTGGGCTACAATCCAGAGTCTCCTGAGAAGAAGGTTGCGATTATAGATGTCGATGTGGAGCATATAGAGCCTGTGTATCAACAGAGGTTCTTTGGTGATCCATATGCTGACTTCTCTGTCATGGCCGGAAAGGTGGAGTCTCGCAATGATGTCAAGAAGGCTCTTGGCGGCATTGGGTTGTGGGCCGACATTGAGGACGATTTGGATGAGGTTGATATGGGAAACGCCGACATAGATGCAATGTTTGGTGGGTCCCGAGGTGAAAGCGGCGGTCTACAAGAGGCCGAGGATGAGAGAGGCTCAGGTGCGGTTTCCGCGCTAGAGGTCTCACCCAAAGCAGTTTTGGAGACTGTTAGTGTTGGCACTGAATGCGATGTTGTGGCCCCCAGCGTGGAAATGCTTGATTCATTTACTATGACGGAAGAGAAATTTTCTGTCGTGAGTGTGTCTGAGCAATCCACTATGACGGACCTGGATGTTGCTAAAGTGGCTCCACTTGTCGAGTCCACCTCACAATCAAGTCCATCGTCAATTTGTGTGGAGCATGTGCTAAGAGGTTTGGACGCTCAAGTTGAGTGCCCCATCCGAGCACACACACAACCTGCTGCGACACCGGTTAGCACTCAGCAAGTTGCTAGTCCTTTGCCAGTTTCAACTCCGCGTGAACATCCCGAGCCTGCAGATAATGAAGGCTCAGATGCTTACAAGGAGTATGGCACTTTGTATCGGACTTTGGCAGCGCAGCTGGATGCCATCAAGAGTGTTGTTGGCTCAGGACATGAGGAGGAGGCAATTGAGTTTGTGAAGGAGGTCACTAATATGGTGGCTGAGGAGATCATGAAACAAGGGCCATCTGCTCTAGTCGCTGTTGGTTCAGAAGCAGGTTCTCAATTACGCCCTGGTCGTGCGATGTCTCGTGCATTTATGCAGGCGGTGGCAACTCGCCAGGAGGTTATTGTACGGCGTGCTACGCTAGCGAAGATTGAGCACCTTCGCAAGTCGTACATTGAAGATCTTGAGCAAGGTATTCGTGGACGGAAGCGGCCAGTTGAGCCGTTACACCCGCGAGGTGGCGAACAGAAAATGGAGGTGCAGCCTCCACTGGCGCGACTTGGCGCTACAGGTGAGACGACGCACTCTGACGAGTCTTCATCTTCAACTGGGCCTGCCCAGGCAACTGGGCAAGCTAAGAAGAAGAAGAGGGCTAAGAAGAAATCGCCTGTAAAGCCGGTACCTTCATCTGAAGCGGTTTCCGCTCCAGTTGTTTCGGCGCCCAGTAGTGGTGGTGGGGGGTTGGCAGAAGCCATAACCCCCACTACGACTAAGGGTTCTGGAGCACCCGCAAAGGATAGGCTGATCAGGGAAGTGTCAGCCTTGATTGAACGGGTAATGCAGAAAACTGAAACTCAGGATTTTCAAGGGGGCACTTCGGTTTCACGGGCGCCGAAGTGTCCTTCAAAGCCCGGAAAGAGGGTGAACAGCCAAGCCAAGAACTCAGCGTTATCGGACGCATTGAAGCCAAAGGAATCTTCAGCATAGACAAACCTGTGCGGGAGATTGTAGTTGGTGAAGGTGTGAAGGAGGCGTTGGTGAATCTTGGGATCGAACTAGGTGAATGGGCTTGGCCAGCTCGCGGTCCTACGGCGGAGCTTGAGGCCCTTGTGAATCTCCACAAGGGAATCGTTCCGTTAGATGCTCCGCTTGAACTGGCTGAGGCTGAGCGCTTAGTTTTGAAAATGTACCCCAGGACTGCAACCGGGTGGCACCATGGAATTGAGTCAGCGCTGGAAGAGGGCAGATTTGAAAAGATCTTGCGCTCCGTGAAGCCAGACTCATCCCCTGGTGTCCCCTGGTCAGGACTTGGCAATCGCAATGATGAATTGCTTTCGGATCCGGCTATTGGTGCTCTTATCGGGGGCGTGGTAAAATTCCGCGTTAGGCAATTGTCTGAGGCGGATCCAGACGACCTCGAGAGATGTGTCAAGGAAGATCCGATGTATGCAGTCAGGCGAGATTTGGCTGATCCGGTGCGTGTGTTTGTTAAGAACGAGCCCCATAAGCTCAAGAAAATCTTGTCGCGGCGATGGAGGATCATTAACAGTCTATCTTTGGTAGATCAGATTGTTGAGAAAGTGATTTTCTGGAACCAAGACGATTTCGAGAAAACTGTGTGGGCAGATATCCCTTCAAAGCCGGGGATGGGCTTGACAGACGATGATGAAAAGAGATTGGTGAGTTACGCTGGCGCGCATGATTTGTGTGTTGGCAGTGACGCATCGAACTTTGACATCTCCGTTCCGGACTTTCTGGTGCGAGCAGATGAGAGGGTGCGCATTGCATTAGCAAAGGACGCGACAGCGCCTTGGGTTAGAGCGATGCGCAACTTCAATACGTTGATGATTCGTAGAGTGATCTGCACATCGAGTGGTTTGTGCTTGGTTAGAAATTTTGCGGGTGGAGTTATCTCTGGCCGCAGTGTGACTGCCTCGTCGAATTCTCGAATGCGCGGGCTCATTCACGCTACCATCGCCGTGCGGCACGGGGTTGACCCGGGCTTCATGTCTATGGGCGACGATTGTGTCGAGCGAGAAATACCGTGCGATCTGCAGGCTGAAGTGAAAGAGTCTTTTGGAATCCTTCTAACTGACATACAGAAGTTTTCTAAGGGATTCTCCTTCTGTTCTCATCGAATGGGGCTTGGTCTGGGTCCCATCCCTGAGCAGCCAGCAAAGATGATCGCTAAGTTCCTCGCTGGGCCAAAGATGGACGCCTATATGAGTATGGAGTTGAACCTACGACATCTGCCTCGCAAGAAGAGTGTTCTTTCGCTGCTAGGACCTCTTGTTCAGGAGTGGGCGCCCCCGCTCCTGAATTGAACATCCATCAAATGGATTCGAGCAAACCAGTGAATCTGATTCCCAGACGCAAGCAAGTGGCAGAAATCGTGTTGAGCCGTAATCTATCCCCGGATGGTCGTGACTGGCTGGTGTTAGCCTTGGACCCCTATCATGACTATCCGAGGCAGATTGCTGGCTATCCTGACGCTGACAACAGCGCGACAGTTGTCTCCTGTTACCAATACGAGTACGATCTGTCAAAACCAGCTGGCGTCGCGGGGAATTGGGATGCCCACGTGTTTACCATGCCGTTCCTTCGGGCAGAGTCTTTCGATCAGTGCATTGCGAATAACGGTCCCAAGTCTCAGAGAATTCAGACAGCGGCTGGCGTTCCAACGCTAGGATTAGGGCCTTTGTCCATCATAGCAGCTGACGCCGGACAAAAGCTGTTCCCTGAGATGACCGGGGTTTTCAATCCCACTAATCCGGGCTCCTACCAAGTGAATTGCCTTACGGATGCCTTTCCCGGACGTAGCCGCGTTATCGGGTGGGGCTTTGAACTCGTGAACACTACCGCTGAGATGTATAAGCAAGGTGCGCTAACAGCCTACCGAATGCCTCAAGCGATAGAAATGGATTGGTATAACCAGCTGAATCAGCCTGGAACGCAACTTTCGATGCAACCCGCGTGGACTGTGATGGCCCCTCCTTCATCGGCCGATATGGCTATGAAGTTTGGGACAACTAGTCTTCAGTGGGGTGCCGCGGAGGGGGCTTACATAACCTGTACTCAGTCGACTATTAACAATCCTTTGACATCTCCCGCTGGTTTGCAGACTGTCATCATGCAGAAAACTGATGAAATCACTGGCCAGTATTGTTTGATGAGTCCGTGGGGAGTGCCTGCTGCCATAGCACCCCCTGCTGCCTCACCCGGCTTCAGTGCGTTGTCGCAGAAGGTGATACCCTTCAACACACATGGCGTCTTCCTGACTGGGTTGTCCAATCAGACGACCTTTAGGGTTAAGATGAAAATGTATGTTGAACGGGCGCCATCCTATGTTGACACGTCTTTAGCTGTTCTAGCTACGCCTTCTGCAGCCTACGACAGCAAAGCATTGGCGCTGTATTCAGCAGCGTTGTGCTTGTTGCCGGTGGCTGTTAAGGTGAATGAAAACAGTGCTGGCGATTGGTTCAGGCGCGTTCTTGGCGCGCTAGGCGCGGCGGCTCCACTCCTGGGTGGGATTCTCGGTGGCCCACCCGGGGCAGCTATTGGCGCAACTGTTGGAGGATTCGCTCCGATTATCTCGAGTTTGATACCCGAGGAAGGATCTTCCAAGAGGAGCAAAGGTGTTTCTCTAGGCCCGGCTGGCAGTAAGTCTGAAGCACCCGTGGCCAAACCTAAGAAGAAGAAGCGATCGAAGGTTAAGAAAGCCTAGTTACCTCCGATCGTGGAGGCTTCCCAAGCAGAAGGAAAACTGTAAACCATGGTGTGCGCGCAC